CGCAAGCCCGTGATCGGCATAGCCTGGACTGGCGGTGTACCCAAGACGAACAGTCGCAACCGACGCCTCGGGCTTGCCGACTTCCTACCGGTATTCAGTGCCATCGATGCGCACTGGGTATCGCTGCAGTACAAGGACGCGGAGCCGGAGATCGCGGCGTTCCTGAAGAAGCATCCAGGGATCGACCTAAAGCAGTATCGCTTCGGAACGCTGACGAACGACTATGACGACACGGCGGCCATGATCGCTGCCATGGACCACGTCCTCTGCATCCAGACGGCGGTGGCCCACACGGCCGGCGCAATCGGCACGCCTGTCACGGTCCTGCTGCCGGTCGCCACGCAGTGGCGCTACGGGATCAGCCACGACACCATACCCTGGTACAACTGCCTGCAGGTGATCCGGCAGGCGAAAACGGGGTCCTGGAGCAAGGAACTTGAACGCGCAGCCTCATCCCTCGCAGCTCATTTCGGACGAGTACCGCAAAGAGCAGGAGTACCTGCACGAAACGACCGCCTACGGCACAGCATCCATTCTGTATGCGCCGCTGGTATCGCAGATCGTGAACAAGATGCAGGTTACGCACCTGCTGGATTACGGCTGCGGCCACATGGTGAACTTGGCGAAGCACCTCAAGGTCACGCATAAGGTCACGTATCAGGCTTATGATCCGGGCGTACCGCGCTATTCAAAGGAACCGCTGCCGGCCGAAATGGTGGCCTGCATCGACGTCCTTGAGCACATCGAGCCCGACAAGCTGGAGACCGTACTGGATCACATCGCTTCGCTCTCCGAAGCTATCGTGTTCCTGTCCTTCGACACCGGTCCTGCGCTGAAGACGCTTTCTGACGGGCGCAATGCGCACCTGATCCAGCAGCCTATCGAGTGGTGGTTGCCTAAGCTGATGGTCCGTTGGGACCTTCAGACGGTGCAGGCATCCTACGATGGCGGCTATTACTTCGTCGGGGTCTGCAAGCCCCGCATCGAATCAACCGATGGAGTCAAGATCCTATGATGGATTACGAGGTCCTCAAGACCGAGACCGGCTATGTGATGCAGGTCAATGGCAAGTTCTACGTGGTGCCTGACAAGTCGCGCCACCTGAGCAAGCACAAGCTGATGGCTCGGCACGAGCAGGGCGAGTTTCGCGCGGTTCCCGAGAAGCCCGTCGCCGCATGATTGCGTCGTTTCTGCTGGTGGGCGAACAGCCCTATGCGGAAACGATGGTGCGAAGTATCAAGGACGTGCACGGCTGCAAGGTCGTGCAGATGTCCGACCTCAGGACGCCGGCCGTGCCTGGCGTCGATGAGGTAGTCCGTATCCCGTTCAAGGTCCCGCTGATGCTTTACCGGCTCAAGCATCTGGCGAGCTATCGGCACGATGAGATGCTGATAGTAGATACGGACGTGGTTGCGAAGAAGCCGATAGACGACATCCTGCAATTTGATTTCGACGTTGCGCTTACGCTGCGCGACTACGGCGAGTTGTTTACGGGTGACGGCACGGACGTTTCGAGCACTATGCCATTCAACACGGGCGTGATGATCTCGCGCACCACTGAATTCTGGGCGGAGTGCTTCAACTGGCTGGCGGCAGAGTCGCCAGAGCTGCAACGGTGGTATGGGGACCAGCGTGCAGTGTTCGAGGTTACGGAGCGTGGTGGCTATCACGTGCTGGCGTTGCCGTGCGCCGAATTCAACTGGGCTCCGAACAGCCGCACAGACACCTCAGAAGCAAGGTTCTGGCACTACAAGGGAGGGATTAGAAAGAAGTGGATGGCTGGCTACCAGCCTCCGCATTTGAGGAAGTCGTGGACAGTTCAATTATCCGAATCTTCGTAGGGTTTGATCAGCGCGAAGCGGTTGCCTATCACCTGTTCTGCCAGTCGGTCATCGCTCATACGAGCCAGCCGGTGGCTTTCTTTCCGCTGCACGGGCCTGCACTGAAAAACTTTGACGGGCAGCGCGACGGAACCAACGCATTCATTTTCTCGCGCTACCTGGTGCCGTACCTGTGCGGCTACAACGGGTGGGCGCTGTTCTTTGACGGCGACATGGTGTGCAACGCAGACGTTGCCGAGCTGTATGCCTACAAGAACATCCATTACGACAAGGCGGCCTGCGTCGTCAAGCACGACTACCAGACGAAGCATCCGCGCAAATACGTCGGGTCAAAGATCGAGAATGTCAACGTTGACTACCCTCGCAAGAACTGGTCTAGCGTTGTTCTTTGGAACTGCACTCACTTTGGCAACCGCAGGCTTGATCCTGATTTTGTTGCCACTGCTAGCCCTGCTGACCTGCATCGCTTTTCTTGGCTGGATGATTCGAAGATTGGCGAACTGCCTGCAGAGTGGAACAATCTTGTAGGCGAGTATCCGCCGGGATCGGCGAAGCTCGATCACTACACGCTTGGTGTTCCTGGAATCAGGCACTACGCCGATTGCCATGCCTCGTGGCGCTGGCACAAGGCGCTCCTTAACTCGCTCGAATGCGCCGGTGAGAACCCGGCAAGCATGGTCGCGCGCGCTGAAGAAAGGATCGGTGGAACCTAATGCAGTTTTCGAACTACGCCGACTTCCGCAACAAGGTCCAGGTGATGCTGGACGGGGACGACATTTCCACGTCTGACCTGTCCGTGTCCGTGCTGGACCTCATCATCGGCGCAGGCGAAAACCGCATCTATCGGGATCTGCGTTCAAGCACGCAGGACACGGCGTTGTCGCTCACTACGACCGGCAACGCCGTGACTCTCCCTTCGGACTTCATCGAGCTCCGCGGCGCGCCGTACGTCGGGACGTTCGATGTCGCGATCTACGCGCCGTGGGAGGCGATCACCAACCAGATCCAGACGGGCGCCGAGACGGCCAACCACCCGGTCTACTACTCGTTCCAGTCGGACACGATGATTTTTTACCCGACGCAGGCCGACGGCACCACGATCACCGGGCAGTACTACAAGCGGTTTGCCGACATCAGCACTGGGCTGAATGCGCTCTTTAACCGGCATCCCGACGTGTTCCTGTATGCCTCGCTGGCCGAGGCCGCGCCTTTCGTCGGAGAGACCAATCGCGGGCCGATCTGGGAACAGAAGTACCAGGACCTTGCCAAGGCGGCCAATGAGACCGAGCGGCGGCGCTACACGCGCGGCGGCAAGCTGACCACGCGCCTCGCATGAAAATCCCGTTTCTCGGTCAGGCATACCAGAGTCGCAGCCCGATTCTGGCCAGCCAGACCGCGATCAACATCTTCCCGGAGACCACCGAGGGCCAGACCGATGAGGTCGGCGCGTTCATCGGCACGCCCGGGATTACGGCCAAGTACACCGGGACCGGAGAGGTTCGTGGGCTGCACTATGCCGGCGGGTATCTCTTTGGGGTGATCGGCAATACGGTCTACCGGTTTGATAGCTCTCTGAACGCCACGAACCTTGGGACGCTGCCAAACAGCTCGGGCCGCGTCTCGATGGTGCACAACGAGTCACAGGTCGCCATCGCGCACAACGACGGATGGCACTGGGTGGCGTTCACAGGAAGCGCAATAGCGCCGGTCAGTGGCGCCCCTACGGGAGCATCGATCCTGACGTATCAGGACCAGTACGGGCTCTACGTAGACACTGGCGGCCTGTTCGGGATCACGGCGCTTGCTGATCTTTCGACGCTGGACCCTCTGGACGTGGCGGATGCCGAGGGTGCGCCAGACAACCTCGTAAGCATCATGTGCGACCGGCGCGAGGTGTGGCTGTTTGGCGAGGAAACCATCGAGATCTGGGGCGACACGGGCGCGGCCCTGTTCCCTTTCGAGCGCATCCCTGGCGGCTTCATCGAGGTCGGATGCGCTGCCAAGTTCAGCGTCGCGAAGGGTGCCAATAGCCTTTTCTGGGTCGCCAGAGACGGCACCGGCAAGGGCATGGTGATGCGGTCCATGGGCTACACGCCGACGCGCATCTCGACGCATCCGATTGAGCACGCGCTTAACGGCTATTCGGACATCTCTGACGCTATCGGCTGGTGCTATCACGAGGAAGGGCACATCTTCTATTGCCTGACCTTCCCCACGGGCGATGCTACCTGGGTCTACGACACGGCCACGCAGGGCTGGCATCAGCGCGCTTGGCTTGACTACAACGGCCTGTTGCATCGCCACCGCGCCAACTGCTATGCGACGTTCAACGGGCTGCATTACGTCGGCGACTGGAGCAACGGCAAGGTCTACCTGCAGTCGCTGGATACGTATACCGACGACGGTTCGGTGATCTACCGGGAGCGCGCTTTCGACATCCCGGACTCCGAACAGAAACGCGTGCGGATAGACAAGTTCGAACTGTACGCGGTGGTCGGCGACGGCGCCTCGCCGTCCGACGGCTCCGACATTAACGTCTGGACTCAGGTATCACGCGACGCGGGCCGCAACTTTGGCTACCAGAGAATCCTGACGCAGGGAGCGGTGGGCCAGACCAAGGCGAGGCTACGGTGGCGCCGGCTCGGCTATGGCCGTGACCTCGTGATGCGCGTCGCGACGACGATGAAGAACCGAGTGCATTGGGTATCGGCTCTGATGGAGGCTGAGGTGCTCGGCGTATGACGGTCATCCTGCCGCGTCCTGACGCCGCGGTGATCAGTGGTCAGGGTGCCTTTTCCCATCAGTGGTACAAGGCGCTGACGGCCACAGCCAGCGGCGTCAACGGCATCATTTCCGGGCAGACGATCTACGACGACACGGGCAACGTGAACGCCATGGCGATTGCCAGCGGTGCCACGTCGTACACGCGCGGGATGCAGCGGTATCTGGTCCCGCAGTACACCAACACGTCGCAGACCGTCACGCTGAATGACAGCAACCTCGGCGCGCAGTCGGTCAAGTACTCGGACGGCACGTTGCCGGCGGTCGGCCAGATCGTGGCCGGCGTGACGCTTTCGGTGATCTACAACGGCACGTTCTGGGAGGTCCAGAACGTATCGACGTCCAGTCAGGCGATCAACGGAAACCTGACCGTAGCCGGGAATTTTTCCGTTACCGGCACGACGACCGTCGGCGCGCTGACTGCTGGCATTGCCAGCGCATCGAGTCTCACGTCCACGTCCACGGTGACGGCGACGACCTATGCGGTGACTGGCGCGGTTGCGGTGGGTTCGTTGCCTTCTGCGGCTACGGCCGGGGCCGGGGCGCGTTACTTTGTGACGGATGCGAACGCTACGACGTTCGCAAGTGTGGTCGCTGCGGGCGGGAGCAATAAGGTCCCGGTCTACAGCGATGGGACAAACTGGAGAATAGGTTGAGGAAGTTTCATTGCATTACGGCCGGCGTTGACATCCAGCGCGCGGCGCTTGAACTGGCAAAGACCGATCTTTGGAACCGCAACACGCTCCGCAAGGATCACCCGTCTGGCGTGTTTCGGGCAGTGGACGACATCTGGTTGCGCATGGCAGACATGCAGCGTTGCGCGCAGGCCGGCACAGATCCGTCCGTGAGGTTCGATCACCGCGAGTCGGTGAACTACCCGGCTTGGTACGAGCTGCACAACTGCCGCACGCTCGTGATGCAGCTCATGGCGACGGTTGGCGGCATCAGGCTGGGGCGGTCGCTCATCTCGCGACTGCGTCCAGGCGCTAGGATGCTGCCGCACAGCGACATCGGCAAGGATCTGACGATCTACTACGACAACGAGCCGTATTACTCGCGGTATCACATCGTGATCCAGGGTTATCCGGGATCGCTGTTCCGGTGCGAAGACGAGACGGTTTGCATGCAGACCGGTCAGGTGTGGTGGTTCCGGAATGACCTTGAGCACGAGGTCATCAACAACAGTTCCGAGGACCGCATTCACATCGTGACGGATATCCGTTCGTGATCACAGCTCAGGCCGAGCCGTTCCCGCCGTTCCTAGAGGAAGTAAAGCCGATCCTTCCTCTGCATTACGAGGAACTGGCGCTGCACAAGGAAAAGGTGCCGCTAGATCCGCAGTACCACATCTACCTTGCGCGAGACGAGCTCGGCGAGGTTGTGGTGGTGACGCTTCGCGACACCGGCAAGCTGATTGGCTATTTCGTCGGGTTCATCGCTCCGGGACTGCATTACCGGACGTGCCTGACCTGCAACATGGATATCTTCTATGTCCATCCTGAACATCGTGGCCGAGGCGCTGGCTTTGTGCTTTTTAGGGAAGTTGAGAAAGAGCTTAAGCGACGTGGAGTTCAGCGCCTTTTCGTTGGGTCGAAGTTACACAAAGACGCCTCCTGGATGTTCGAGCGGCTAGGTTACACAGAGGTCGAGCGGTACTACACCACTTGGCTCGGAGAGGAATGATGGTTGCAGCAGCGATTGCGGGCGCGGCGGTCATCGGCGCAGGCGCCTCGATGGCGTCGTCCAGTCAGGCGGCCGGGGCGCAGGAGAATGCCGCTAACACGGCTTCCAACACCCAGCTTTCCATGTACAACCAGACGCGAGCGGATCAGGCGCCGTGGCGAACTTCGGGCGCCAATGCCGTCAATGCGCTCAACTCATGGTACGGGCTGCCTACCGTCCAGACGCAGCAGCAGCAGCCATCTTACGGTGGCTATGGACTCGGCAGCCCATATGGCGGCTTCGGCTACAACACGGCTGGGGCGCAGTCGCAGCAGCCTGCCGCGCCTACGCAGCAGCAGATGATGCAGAACATCCAGAACCTGCCTGGCTACCAGTTCAACTTTGACCAGGGCAATCAGGCCGTGCAGCGTAACCTTGCCGCACAGGGGCTGCTTAACTCCGGCGCTGCGGGGAAGGCTCTGACGCAGTACGGTCAGGGCTATGCGTCCAATGCAGTGAATGACTATCTCAATGGTTTGCGTTCGATGGCAGGGCTCGGTCAGGTGGCGACGCAGGCCACTGGGTCGGCCGCTGCCCAGACTGCTGCCGGCGTTAGTCAGGCTGCCTACTACGGTGGCAATGCCGCGGCGGCGAATTACGCCAACACCGGCAACGCGATCAATTCTGGGCTGTCAGGGCTCGTCGGCGCCTATGGCATGTACAACCAGCAGCAGGCCAATACCTACGGCTATCTGGGTTACGGCAACTACAACGCATCGCAGCCTAACTATTCGACCGGCTATGGAACTTCGACGTATACCCCGAGCACTCAGGCCGAATACCCGCTAGGACCCTAACCATGGCAGAGTTTTACGCTCCGCAGTTCACCGCGCCTGACTTCGTAGGTTCCTACATCCGTGGGCAGACGGGTCCGCTTGAGGTCGCACAGCAGCAGCAGAACCTGCAGGCTGGCGGGCTCAAGCTCGATCAGCTCCGGATGGCCGTCAATGCCCAACGGATGTATCAGGACATCGCGCAGCGCGGTATCGAGCGCGATCTTGGGCAGACACAGACTGCCGGCGCCCAGAATGCCGGCGGCGCGCCCACTGGCGGCATCCAGAACGGCCCGCAGGCTCCTGTCGTTGTGCCGTCGCAGGCTGGCGTCGGCGGTCTGTCTCCTGGCACCCTGTCGGCCCTCGCGATCATGCGCGGCGACGACCCGCTCAAGACCGCTGAGGGCGTGCAGAATTACATGATTAGGCAGCAGCAGTTCAACGCACAAAAGGGCCTTAGCCTTGCAGAGACCGTAGCTAGTTCCCCCAATGCAGACGTAATTGTTAGGAATAACCCCAGCCTGCAAAGTAGGTGGATCGAGACGGCTCCTAAACTAGGGCTTGACCCATTCAAAGACCTGAATCCTGAAAATGCGCGAAAAGCAGCGATCTTTAGCTACAACGAGCTGGCCGGCAGCGTCGGTTTGCCAGCTAAGCCGATGCCTTCTCAGGTCGAGCAGATCCGCGGCCCGAACAACCAGCTTTTGAGCCGCGACCCACTGACTGGCGCGGTCAAGCAGGAAGTGCCAGAGGAATCCCTGCATCCGGTCGTCGTGAACGGTCAGCCGGTGCTGCTGCCTGCCTCTCAGGCAGCCGGCAAGCAGCCTTTCAATCAGTCAATCTTTGGTGCATCCAATCTCAGCGACCAGTCCAAGGAGTTTGCCTATCAGTCGTTCGTTGCGACCGGCAAGGTCCCGGCGAACTACGCGCGCAACCCCGCAATGCAGGCGAGCCTGATGGACTATATCGCCAAGCGGGCAGATCA